CCGAGGGCGAAATGTATCTGCTGGCCGACCGGTCCAAGAAGATGGGCGCAGCAGAGTGGGGCCGCGAAGCCTGCCTGCTGGCCATCGAGCTCGAGGCCGACGCGTTCGTCGTCGAGTCCAACTTCGGCGGCGACATGGCCGCCCAGATCCTCCGCCAGGCCTGGGCCGAACTCCAGCGGGAGTCCCTGACCGGCGGCCTGCTGATGCCCCGCATCATCGAGGTCACCGCCAAGGTCGGCAAACGCCTGCGCGCCGAACCGGTCGCCCAGCTCTACGAGAACGGGCACGTCCACCACGTCGGCGAGTTCCCCGGCCTGGAGGTCCAGTACGTGTCCTGGATCCCCGGCATGGACTCACCCGACCGCCTCGACGCAGCCGTCCACCTCCTGACCGAGCTCGCCGACCCCATGCAGGAAGGCCTCGGCACCCAGCACTACCAAGACCAGCGGCTGCGCGGACGGCGCTGATGCCCGGGCAACGACAGCTCCAGGACGCGGCAGCATGACCGTCATGGACGACCTCAACAACCTACGGCTGGCCGACTACGCGGAAAGACTGCGCCGTCTCCACTGCACCGTCCGCCCGCTCCTGCCCGCCGCACAGCAGGACGAGCTGCTGGAACTGGCCATCGGCGTCGGTCTCCTGCTCCCCACCGCGCCAGACGCCCCGCCATGCCGGTGCGGGCACCCCCATGAGCGTCACCGGATCGACCCACTCGTCTGCCTGGACTGCTGGCACACACCTACCGCGCAGCCAGACAGCGCGCGCCACGAGCACTCCTACGAACCGGCGGCCGGCAGCAGCCCGGGGGAAGCCCCACGCCCGGCCCCCGTACTCTGATCACAGGCGCGGGGCCTGGATCAGCGGGAAGGAATGCTGGTGGGCCTCATCTCTGGCCTCAGGTCGGTCATCATCGACCGCTGGTCGCCGTTCAACTACAAGCCCCTGTACAGCGACCAGATGGGCATGCCCAACCGGCGCGCGTTCCCGGAAGCCCACGCCACCTGGGTCCCCCCGTACGACGAACGCCGCCTGGCCGCCTACAAGCTCCTGACCGCCTACGACAAGAACCAGGTCGCCGGGCTGTCCGCGTTCATCGACGGCGACGACGCCCGCGACCGGCGCGAGTTCGGCGACCCCAGCATGTTCGTCGACACCATCACCTCCCACGTTCTGGGTGACGAGCAGACCCTGACCGTGCCGGGCGCCGAGCAGGCGGGCGGTGACCAGTCCACCCCCGAAGCCGAGATCGCCGAACGCGTCCAGACCTTGCTGCGGGAGTGGGCCGACGAAGAACTCCTGCCCATGCGCCTGTTGCAGACCGAGCGGAAAACCGTCGCCCTCGGCGACGGCGTGTACCTGCTGCACTGGGACGCCGACAAGCAGCGCGTCCGCATCAAGACGTTCGACCCGGGCTTCTACTTCCCCATCGTGGGCGAGGACGACGACGGCTCCGACTTCCCCGACCGGATCCACTTCGCGTGGGAACTGCCCGAGGACAAGGCCCGCCGCCTGCCCGCCCGGCTGCGCCGCATCACCTACCACCTCGACTGGATCCGCCCCCAGTCCGTGAACGGTGTCGACCGCACCGGTCGTCCCGTGCGCGCCACCGTCCTGTCCGAACCGTCCGACGACCAGGCCCCCCAGCCAGTCCTCGGCCAAGGCGACACCCTCGACCCGCAAGGGGCGATCACCCGCCTGTACCCGTGGTCCGAACGACCGTCCTACAAGACGGTCTACCTGACTGACGCCACCTGGGAACTCGGCGACCTCAAGGGACCCGTCGACGTCGACACGCTGCCCATGGACAAGGCGCACTTCGCGACCAACGGCCAGGGCGAGATCCTCGACCAGCTGGACCTGTACCAGGACTTCATCCCGGTCATCCACGTCCCCAACACCGTGCCCGAACCGGGAGAGCACTGGGGGGAGTCGTCCCTGGCGAAGGTGTTGCAGGTCTTCGACGAGCTGTCTGGTTCGGACACCGACTCCTCCCGCGCGTCGGCCACCACCGGATCCCCGATCCTCGCCATCTCCGGCAAGGCCATCAACGGCCAGCAGCAGTACACGGCCGGACCCGGCATGGTCCTCACCCTCGGCGAGGGCGGCTCCATCACCAGCGTGGAAACCAGCGGGAACCTCGCCGAGCTCCGCAACCACGTCCAAGACCTCAAGGACCGGGCCTCAACAGCCGCACGCCTGCCCGCCGTGGCGCTGGGCACCGCAGACCCGGCCGAGTTCAAATCCGGCTACCAGATGCAGCTCGCCTTCGGCCCGATGGACTCCCTCATGTCCGGCATGCGCCTGGCACGCGACCACGCCGACCGGCTCCTGCCCAAATTCGTGCAGCGCCTCTTCCAGGCCGGCCAGCACCCCGACTGGGTGGGCCTGCCCGTCCTGCCCGCGAAGCTGATGCGCGGCGCCTACACCCCGACGGACAAGGCCGCCGTCCTCGAGGAAGTCGCCACCGCCCGCAACGCCAAACTCATCAGCCTGGAGACGGCGATCCGCCGCTTGCAGGAAATCGGCTGGCCCATCGAGGACGCCGAAGAGGAGATCAAGCGGATCGACGCCCGCTCCTTCGAAGACGCCCGCAACCTCGCCGACGCCCTCGGCAACCCCGAGGAGACAGCCGCCTTCCTGGGACGCGAAGCACCCGAGCAGCCCGACCCGCCCGCCGTCATCCTGCCCGCCGCAGGCACCGAAACCGGACAAGACGACGACGCCCAAACGGCAGCAGACGCCGGGGCAGCAGCGAGCGGGGGGAACACGGCGTGAGATCTGTGCTGCACTTGGATCTAGGCGCGGGGCCTGGAACAAGTCTGGGAGGACTTGCACTGATGCGTCGCCCCGCGCAGCACCACCGCCCGCGTCTGGCCGGCTCCGGCTGGGCCCACCCATACACCGGCCTGCCCGGCATCGCCGTCTTCTACAACGACGGCGGACAGCCCCCCGCTGCCCCGCCAGCGCCTGTCGCCCCGTCTCCGGCCGACCTCGCCGCCCGCGGCCAGCAGCCTGCCGCGCCCGCGCCGCTGGACGCCTCCCAGTTCGTTCTCGACAAGGAGACCGGACAGCCCATGACGCAGGCCCAGTTCACCCGGATCATGACCCGGGAGAACAATAAGGGCCGCCTGAAGGTCCTCAAGGAGCTGTGCGAAGAGGCCGGCGTCCCGTTCAACCACGAGGACACCGACGTCGCCAAGCTGACCCAGGTCCTCAAGGACGCCGAAACCTCCCGCCAGGCGCAGCTCAGCGAAGACCAGCGCCGCACGGAAGAACTCCAGCGGCAGCAGGACGCCCTGCAAGCCGACCGCGCCAGGTTCGACCAGGAGCAGACCGCCCTAGCCCAGCAGCGGCGCGCTCTGGCCCGCGAGCAGGCCCTCATCCGGCTCGGCGCCGTCGACGTCGCCGACGACAAGGGCACCGTGACCGCGCCCAACCTCCAGGACGCCCTGGCCATGCTGGAACGCGACCTGCGGGAAACACCCGACGCGGACACGGCAGCCGTCGCCGCCGCGGCGGAGGCGCTGAAGAAGCGCCGCCCGGAACTGTTCGGCGCCGCGACCGCACCGCAGACTCTTCCCCCCGCACCGTCCGGCGGCCCGGCCGGAGGCAACGCACCCCGCCAGCCCGCGCCCGGCAAGGACGCCGTCAAGGAAGCCGCCCGCGCCCGAGCCGTAGCCATGGGACTGCGCACCGACGACGCAGCCTGACAGCACCACCCCAAGCCAAGGGACCACGCCCTTACCCCTCGTGGACGGCGCCAGGCAGACGCCCTCACACGAACACCCGCGCATAGCGTGAAAGGGGCACGGCGTGGACATCCAGCCGTACACCAGCACCGAGACGCTCGCTGTCGGCCGGCCGTGGCTCATGAGCATGCTCGGCATCGAGGCCAACGAGTCGATCACCCTGGACCTCAGCAAGTTCTCCGAGAACCTCCACTGGACGGCGGCCTCCGCCTACCAGACCGACCGGAAGATGAAGTCCGGCATCCCGCTCGGCAAGCTCACCGCGTCCGGCCTGTACGCGCCGTACAACGCGGTCTCCAACGAGGTGCAGACGGTCACCGTCACCGGATCCCCGACGGGTGGCACGTTCACCCTGACCTGGTCCGGGCAGACCACCGCCGCCATCGCCTACAACGCCACCGCCGCCGCCGTGCAGTCGGCGCTGGAGGCCCTGTCGAACATCGCTCCCGGCGACGTCGCCGTCACCGGCAACGCAGGCGGCCCCTACACGCTCACCTGGGGCGGCACCCAGCTCGGCGAGAACGTCGCCGCACCCACCGCCACCGCCTCCCTGACCGGCGGCACCACCCCCGGCGTCACCATCGCCACCACCACCGCCGGCGGAACGGCCGCCACCGCTGACGGCGCGGACGTCTTCGCCGGATTCCTCTTCACCGAGGTCGCCTTCAGCCCCACCGCCACCAAGTGCGCGGCCCCCCTCATGGTCCACGGGCAGATCGACCCGGCGAAGCTGCCGGTCGCGTTCGACCCCACCGACGTCCCGGCTGGGTCCAACACCCAGTTCGTCTACAAGGCCTGATCAGGAGACCCCGACATGCCGAACGACATGCTGGAGCTCCTGCTCCGCGACCTCAGCCCGACCGAGATCCAGGCCTTCGCCCGCGAGGTCCAGACCCCGGCCGACTACGAACTCACCCGCTCGGTCATGCCGGAGCGGACCATCAACTCCGTGAAGTGGGAGCACCGCGGCACCCGACGCCGGATCGCCGCCGCCTCCTACCGGGCGTGGGACGCCCAGACGAAGGTCGCCACGCGTGAGATCACGCAGTTCGCGACCTCCGGCAAGCTCCTGCCGCTGGGCCAGAAGTACATCGTCGGCGAGTTCGAGACCATCCTCGAGAGCCTCGACCGCGGCATGGACTCCCGCGACCTCGTCAACGCCGTCTACGACGACGTCGGCGCGCACGTCCTGTCCATCAAGAAGCGCCTGGAGCTCGCCGTCGGTGACCTCCTCGTCGACGGCAAGTTCTCCCTGGTCGGCGAGAACGGCCTCACCCTCGAGGCCGACTACGCGGTGCCGTCCGCGAACCGGCCGACCGCGCCGACCGCGTGGACCAACCCGACCGCGGACATGCTCGGCGACGAGATGCGGTGGATCGAAGTCCTGCGGTCCTCCGGAGCGCCGCTCCCGGCCCGCGCGCTCACCTCGTACAAGGCGATGTCGCTGGCCATGGGCAACGACTCCTACCGGGCCGCCTACTACGGGTCCGTGAACTCGGCGTCCACCATCCCCACCGCGGTCCTCGCACCCAACGAGGTCAACGTGGTCCGCGCCCGCTACGGACTGCCGCCGATCACCCCGTACGACGTGAAGATCGAGCTGGACACCGGGGCCGACGTCCGCGCGCTGCCGGAGAACATGTTCTTCCTGCTGCCGCCCAACCCGCAGCAGTGGGCCGAGACCCAGTACGGGCTCACCGCCGACGGGCTGATCCTGTCCCAGGGCGGCAACCCCGCCATCGCGCGGGAAGAAGCACCCGGCATCGTCGTCACCCGCGGCTACCAGGACGACCCGCCGCAGGTGTGGACGAAGGGCTCCGCGGCCGCCCTGCCGGTCATGTACGTGCCGGACATCCACATCGCCGCGACGGTGTGGTGACCCATGGCCGCGAAGCTCGCAGCAACCGTGTACGTACGGGACCCGGACACTCATCAGACGGTCGAACTGGCCGAAGGGACCTGCCCGGAGGACCGGCTGGCAGCTCTGGTGACCAGTCCGACGGCGTGGATCGACGGGAAGCTTCCGCGCCTGAAGACGGCCCAGTCCCCGGCGGACGGCGGCCAGGACCCTACCGGCGACGGCCCGGACGGCGCCTCTGGCGGCGACTCGGACGCTTCCGGCACCGGTAGCCAGCCGTCCGACCAGGCCGCCCCGGCGGCCAAGAAGACCGCCGCGCGTAAGACCGCGGCGACCGGCCGGTCTCGGGGCCGGGACGCCGATGAGAAGGGCGACATCGGCGAGTAGCAGGGTGCGGGCCCGCCCTCGTGGTGGGGGCGCCAACCGGCGGGCCCGCACCCTCGCACCCTTCCCC